ACGGACAATATCTTTAAGGCACTTCGCCTAGGCGCGGCTAGTCCAGAAGCTATTCAAGCAACCATGGCAACGTTTGAACGTTCATTCCGTATGGGAAGAATGGGCAGACGTCAATTTGGTATGCTAACACAACAAGCTCCTGAGGTTGTAAATGCATTAGCTCAGGCTCTTGGTAAGACTAGAGAACAACTAGAGGAGATGTCCAAAGCAGGAGACATAACTGCTAAAGTATTGATTGATGGACTTGGGAAAGTCATTCCTCAACTTGATAGAGACTTCGCAACTAGACCGCGTAAGTTGGGCGAAGCATTCAATTATGCTTGGAATGCTGCTGCGAAACTATCTGCTCAAATATGGAAGATAGTCGGTCTCAATAGTCTAGTTGCGAAAGGAATTATATGGACTGTTGATCAAGTAACATTTGCGCTTAGAAAACTAACTGAGGTAATGGGTGGACTTGAAAATGTTTTAAAGTTCATCGGAATTACTATGGCTGTTGTTTTTGGTCCGAGACTAATTTCATTCTTGGTTTTAGCAATTGGTAATACAATTAAATGGGCAGCATCTAACTTACTTGTTGCTGCTAGTTATATGGCAATAGCAGCTGCGGTCTTAGCTATTGTTCTTGCCATAGATGATATTATGGTATGGATGAGAGGTGGTGATTCTGTAATTGGAGATTGGCTAGGACCATTTGATAAATTTACGGAGTCGTTCAAGAAACTATTTGAAGGCTCTGACTTCTTTGCGTCTTTCCGTATGATACGAGATTTGTTCAAAGGTGACTTTGGTGGAGCCTGGGAGGAACTCAAAACATCAATACGTGACGTAAGTGGTTTACTTGGTGATATGCTTTTGCTGGTAATTGCCATTACTGCTGGTTGGTTTATTTGGAGAGTTATGAGGTTCTTTGGACTTGTTCAAGCAGTTACTGCTGTAGTAACTGCTGTTACTAGTGTCAGCACTGCAGCTGTAACTACTACAACAGCATTAGAGACTATGGGTGCTGTTTCTTTTGGAGGTTTATTAGCATCAATTGGAGCTGTAACTGGAGCCTTAGCAGTTGCTCTTGGATTACTTGGTCTAAGTGCTATATCTGGTAAAATGAATTTGCCTATGCTTGATGAGTCTGGCAGAAAAGTAGGAACATGGGGAGGACAACCTGAAGAGGAAGTGCCAGATCCAGGTCCTAATGAGCAAACGAAATTTACTCGTTGGTTACAGAGTATATTGCCTAAGGCTTTAGGTGGTGTATCGCCAGATACAGGTGGACAACCTAATGTAATTCCACAAGTTACTCCTGGCCAAGTAACTGGAACTACAGCTGCTCCTGGCACTTCAGCTCCAGCGCCAGGAGATCAAACTAATACTGTTAATCAAACGAATAATGTCAATATAACTGCAATGAATGCTGATGATATTCCAGCCAATCTAACTAGAGTATTTGATACTGCTGCTCAAAATGCTCTTGATGCTCTTGCTAGACAAGCAAGAAATGCCGCTCCAAGAACAGAGGCTCCCGCGCAATGAGTGGGATAGTTGGCCTTGTTGGACAAGCAGTTAATCTAGGCAGCACTGCATTCTCGATGTTCTTTGCTGGTAATACAAAGAGCACCATTGGAGTTATTTCACTAGATGTTTTGGTAACAGAAAACCTTAGTCTGCCGTCTGATGTAACTAAGTATCCTGTAGAAGATGGTGGAGAGGAAATATCAGATCATATTACTCAAGGCAATGAAGAGCTAACAATTACCGGATCAGTATCATCAACATCAGGGGATATATTCTCTTTTGAATTTGGTCCTTGCACAGCTAAATTGATTAATGCTATTAGCCAATTGCGTTCTATGCATAAGGATCGCAAACCAATTACTGTGGTGACTGGCCTTGGTAAATATGAAGATATGGCCTTTACTAGCCTAACAATCAATAGAGGAAGCGGCAATAAAGGTGGTGCTTGGATTGATATTAATGCGAGCCTAAGACATATCAAAAAGGTTTCTCTGAAGAAAGCAGATTTGCCAGAGGATAAAGCAGCAGCATCACCAGGACCAAAAGGCAAGACAGGAACTACAGAAAAGAAAACAGGACAAAGCGGTAATGCTGATACTCCTCCTGGTGGTAGAAGTATATTGAAGTCTGGGCAAAATTGGGTTAACAAGAATAATCCATTTGGACTTAGTATCCCCAAGGGACCATTTGCCGCGCCATGATAGTATTAACCATATCTGATCTTAATAGCCAAGCAGTAGAAGCAATACTTGATGATGAATTGTTTTACATTATTATTGATTGGAATGATACTGGACAATATTGGGAAATGGGCATTCGCAATTCAGCTTATCAAACATTAGTTGATGGTGTTTGTATGGTGCCTAACTATCCTTTGCTCTGGCAATTTCGTTATGAGGATATGCCGAAAGGAGACATACAATTGGTTAGAGTAAACGATGATAATGGGCCTCCAACTCGCGATGATATTATTACTGATAAATATGAATTGATTTACATGACACAGTCAGATATTCTATTGGCGAACTCTCTTGCTGTTTGATAGAGTATATCGTTTGTTGGTAGGAAAGAAAGGCCAGAGCCAAGGCACGGAAATTACTGACTTGAGAATCAACTTTAATATACAGAAAACATCAGATAAAAATCCCAATACCAACAAGATACAAATATGGAATTTGTTGAGCACTACTAGGAAACAGTTTGAATCTCCTGATACTCGTTGTTTGTTGTATGCTGGATACGCAGAAGATGCAGGCCCGCTCTTGATCTTCTCTGGAGGAGTAACGCATGCGTGGACTAAGTTTGATGGACCGAATGTGGTTACTGAATTTGAACTTGGTGATGGCGCCCAGGAGATACGTGACACGGCTGTTTCTTTTGGATATGGTAAGGGTGTCAAATCAACTCAAATTCTTAATGATGTTTCCGGCAAGATGGGCTTGCCGTTAACGTTAGCTAGTAATGCTCCTGTAAGAGAATGGAAGAATGGTCTATCATATTACGGATCAGCTAGAGGTTTGCTAGATAAAGTTACCAAAGGAACCAATTTGGAATGGTCTATTCAGAATGGCAATCTACAAGTAATTGAAAAGGGTATGGTAACAACTAGACAAGGCATTCAGATAGATGCTGAGTCTGGAATGGTCGGATATGCTGAGAGAGAAAGAGAAACCAAAGGGGAATTGAAGAAAGAAACCAAGAAGGGAAGTAAAGAACCTCAGAAGGATTGGAATGGTTGGAAAATAAAGACATTACTTATGCCAACTCTTAATCCTGGTGATAGAGTATTGTTGAAATCTCGATCTGTAGAAGGTATATTTCGTATTGAAGAGCTAACTCATACAGGCGATAATTGGGATGGTGATTGGCAAACAGAACTCAAACTAGTTGATCCTGCCAAGCCACTAGGCAGTAAGAAAGCAACTAAGGGTGGGAAGGCTAAACGCGGGCACGGCGGAGGAGGGGGCGGAGGAGACTCAGGAGACATTATTGATGAAGGTGATCTAGAAGCACAAATGGTGAATAGCGATGTTTGAAAGAACACTAAACGCATTTCAGGATATGGCTGAGTCTCAGCGATCTGAAATGAATACTTCAATGCCAGGGACTATTGTTTCTTATGACGCGGCAACTAATCGTGCTGTTGTGCGTCCTGATTTGCCTAAGCGTCTTGCTAGTGATGAAGAATTACCACCACCTAATATTGTTGAAGTTCCAATAATATGGACAACTAGTAGTGGAGGTAAGTCTGGACTTACTCTGCCAGTAAAACCTGGCGATGGAGTTATGCTTGCCTTTCAGCAACGATCGCTTGAGGGATGGCTATCTGGTAACAAAGATATGCCTGATGATCCTCGTCAATTTGATCTTAGCGATTGTGTTGCTATTCCTGGTTGTTTCCCCACTGGTATATCCGCTCATCCTACTGATGTCGTATTAAAATTCAATGAAACCGAAGTTAGTATTAGTCCTGATAATAGTATTCGCATTGGTAACAATAACGGCTTTATATCTATTGATTCGGATGGTAATATTATTGTTCAAGCTAAGTCATTAAAGCTTCAAGCAGACACTATTCACGTAGATGCTTCTGGCCATTCGTTCACTCTAGAAACTCATCAACATATAGGCGTTAGGTCAGGTCCAGACGTGTCAGGAACACCAATATGAATTTACTTCTTGTCGTTATCCTCATCTTGATTCTCTTTGGAGGATTTGGTGGTGGATACTATGGCTATCGTGGTGGATATTACGGCCAGTCTGGTTTTGGTGTTATTGGCATTATTCTTGTTGTATTGGTATTGGTAATCTTGTTTGGTCCTGGGAGAATTTGGTGAGTGGTTCTCAAGGCACCTATGATCTAGCACTATCAAGACTAGATCACGACATGATGTTTCCAGTGGTCTCCGCGCCAGGAGCATTACCTGTAAAGCATGCTATCTGGACAATTAATGGAGCGGATAAAGTTGCTCAACAAGTAAAGATTACGCTCCTGGCGTTTTTGGGTGAATGGTTTCTCGATGTTACTTTTGGCGTCCCATATCTAGAAGATGTGCTGGTGAAGAACCCGCATATGGCGAGTATAGAAACAATATTCAGAGCACATATACTTGATGTTCCTCATGTAACGCTTATCACGAGTTTCAATATGTCCTGGAACCGCGCCAGGAGAACGTTGACAGTTAACTTTGCTGCTAATACTGATTACGGTCCAATACAAGATTCAGTTACGTTGGATACTAATCATGTCTGATATTATTCCCAATCCTCTTGACTATGGTGTCTTACCTTCTGGTTTCTCGCGTATGCGTTTGCCAGAAATACGTCAAGCAATTATTACTAGTTTACAGACTAGCACTGGACTGACTTTTGAGACGCGACCTGATTCTATTACAGGACAATTCATAGATGTCTTTGCAGATCGAGAAGCTACAGTCTGGGAACTGGCTGAAGCTGTTTATCATGCTATGTATCCTATTTCTGCTTTTGGAGTTAATCTTGATCATGCTGTTAGTTTCTCAGGAGTAAGGAGACTATTTGCTCAGCAATCATTAGCTTGGATCGTTTTATACGGAACAGAAGGCACAGTTGTTCCTGTTCAATCTGTAGTTAGATCAAACTTGAATAGTGAGGACTTCGCTACAACTCTCCCTACCACGATTAGCCAAAACGCGGCGGGGGATATTACGGTAAGCATAGATACCGCGACTGTAGGGCAACAATATTATGTTCGTGTTGATTCGATTTATTATAGCTACACAGCAGTAGCAGGAGATACAACTGTTTCTATTGCTAATCAATTAGGAGCTTTGCTGATTGCTTCTCGTGATGTAGTTGAACTTGATGCTAACCACATTCGCATTTATACTGTAACGAATGTTCCGTTTGCCGTTATGATTTCTACTGGTATGTCTATAATAACAAGAGGCAGCATTGCAGTTGCACAAGCAGTTAATTATGGGCCTATAGAAGCAACTGCAAATTCATTAAATCAAATCATCACAGTAATTAATGGATGGAATAGCGTAAACAATATAGTTGATGGCCAACTTGGTAGAGCCCAAGAGACTGATGATGAATTACGGTTGCGTTATAGTAATGGGGTGTATCGCCTTGGAGCTGCTACTCTCCCTGCTATTACTGCTAATCTTCAACAAGATATAATTGGTTTGCAAACGGTTCAAGTATATGAGAATGTTAGCGATACAACAGATGCTGATGGGCGTTCTCCACACAGTA